AGGGAACAAACCGGCGGCTCGTTCGGGACCGGAGCCGCCGGCCGCTATCCCAGGCGCCAGCGCGAGGAGGTCGCGTCATTTCCTGGGTTAGGCTAGTTGGGTAGGGGCCGAGCGTTTTAACGCACCAGTCGCCCTCACCCGGGCCTTTGCGTGTACTTCCAATTCAGTTGCCGGCCCTGCGCGCCACCAGCGCGGCCCACCCATCGCATGGCTGCGTCTTTCGCGCGGCTCAGATTGACCATGACCGAGGGCGGCTGATCCGGCCAATGCACGCGATACATGCCGACCCAATGTTCATCCGGCTGCACTGCAACGCCGGTGTACTGCTTGCCGATGTACAGCTTCACGGCACGGCTCGGACATAGTTGGGATTGAGGTTTTGCACCGTGGATTAGACTGCCGCTGCCAGCGTATCGAGAGCCGAGCTTACGAGGTCGACCTCGACGATTGACCTTGAGCGTCATACTCCGATCCTGCATTTAGACGTGGAAGCGATTTGTTCCGCGTTGTCAAGCCAAGACTTTCCGCCAGCGCGTCCAATCCACTACGAAGAACGGCCATCATCCCCTCCGGGCACGCGATCTCCCAGCAGCACACCCGCGCTGTCACAATCACTTCGGCCGGCGTCAGGGCAAAAGCAGACCGGAACCAGGCGGCCTTGGCGTGCTCACAGGCGCAGTTTCGCTGGTCGGTGGCTGTGGGACACCCGGCGCAGGGATTTCCGCGCCCATGGCCTCGCCTGGGGCTTCTAGGGGCATCCAGCGTGGCGAGGTAGGCTCGCCACTGGGCGGCGTAGCGTTGGCCGGCAAGGTATTGGAGCGCGCTGATCTGACTGCGGAGGACCATCCGGCCCAATTCGCTTTCGGCCGCCGCGTCAGCCGCACGATCTCCAAGGCCTTTGCGGTGGGGCTGCGTGGCCGCGATCGCCGCGGGGGAAACCGCTGGTTCATGGCTGCTCAGCCTCAGTTTTCCGTTGCGATAGCGCGGGCCGGTCTTGCGTGGCCTGCCCTTGCGGCGCCGCTTGCTCGCCATTGCCTGCCCTCATGGCGTCGATCTGGTCGAGAACGCTAGCTATCTGATTTGCAGATGGCTTGCCAGAAAAGCTATCAACATTTCTGATGGCTTTCTTCATTTGGGCGCAGGCCTCCGTTTTCTTGCGGGGGGAAATCTCAAGGATTTCAACGTGGTTGAACTTGTATATTCGAGTGCCTTGTGAGCCTGTCACGGTGTAGTCGGCGAGGGCATCGCGGATGACCTTTGCGTTGGTTTCGCAGCGGCAGATTTCGCGGATGACGGCGCCTGGGTAGTTTTCCTTGGCCATGATGACGTAGCGTTTCATGGGCGGGGCTGCTTTGGTTGGTAGGTTCGATCAAACAATTCCGGCCGGGTTTCCGGCACGTTCAAGAATTCGATCACGCCATCGCGAAACAGCCGATAACTCGGAGGAAATCCGCCGAGGTGATCGCGGAAGTATAAATCCCAGGCGTGTTCGTCAGCGGTCGCTTGGCGTTCCGCTTTGTGCGACAGAAACGGCCAGTTTTTCTTCCATTCCTTAATTTTGGCGCCATGCAATTCGGCGCGCAGATCGTAGTTTTTCAAGGTGATTTTGCCTTCCTTGGCCCAAATTGGAATGTCGCCAAAATCTCTGCTGCCTTCGTCCATCTTGAGCTTCTTTTCGGCCGTCATGTTCGCCCTCCATGCAATCGCCATAGCGCGTTGATTTCGGCCAAGGTCAACTCCTCGGCTTTCTTGTCGGTCGACCACTTTCTCTCGGCTGGCTCGCTGTTAGGCTCGCGAGTAAGCGCGCCCGTAGGAAGCGCAGCGAGCGAGCGAGCCGGAATATTTTCCTTTCCCTTCTTCTCTAGAGGCAACGGAAGCGGTTGTTCTTGAACGGGAGAAAAACCCTTTTGAGGGGTTTTTCCCCGTTCTTTTGTAGCTGTAGTTGTAGATGCGTGATGGCTTGCATATGCACTTGCATTGCTTTTTCTGTGCATTTGCAGAGCTGCCTCCTTGCGTTTGTTGGAGATTTCGGCCGCCTTGGTACGCTCTGAATGTACACGTTCATGGTGCCAATTATTTCGCACCTTCAAGGTGTTAAAAAATGGCTCCAATCGGACCTGGATTTTTGTCCAATGCCAGTTGCTAACCCTGGCCACTCGCTGCAGATCAGCAACCGCGATATTGCCGTCATGCTCCCAAGCGTGACCAATCAAGGCAACGTAGGCACCAAGCTCCTGCGCCGACAAATGCAGGGTGTTGGCGAAGAAATCGCCCCAGAACATCGGCATGAATTGGTATTTCATGGGGGTCCGCCTCCTGCCCAGACGAAGTGACAGAATGCGCTGATTTGCGCGGGCCTGCTACATAATCACAATCTGTGATGCTGATTAGCTGGGGACAGACTAGAGGGAATAATCTTCTAGACCACTACATCTTGTGGTTGGCTGGGGGGATTGCTCCCGCGCATCGATACAGCGCAGGCCAAATCTGCGCCAGGCCGTCTTGAGCAGCCAGCGCAGGCCAGGAATGGCGTCAGTACCGGGCGGGGCAACCAAGGTTAGAACGAAGGTCGGGCCGGTATTCACCCCGCGGCTTCCTTCGGGCCCTGCTTGACGATGCGGGGCAGCGGGCCGGCGTCCTGCGCGATCTGATCGCGGCGCTGCTGCGGCTTGAACCGGCCGCGCTCCTCGATGAACACCGCCCGCACCTTCTCGACCATGTCCAGCTGCTGGTCGAGCCATTCGATATGGTCGCGGGTTTCGTGCTCCTGCAGGTAGCGCAGGTCGTCGCCGCGCAGCCGGGCATTCTCGGCCATGCGTTGCAGCCCGAGCACGAGGTCGGTCAATCGGTCAGCCATTGCGTGCGTCCTCCGTTACCGGCGCCGATCGCTTGCGCCGCTTGCGATGCTTGGGCTTGGTGAGCTCGTGCAATTGCGCCGCGTGCAGCTTCTGGGCGAACAGCAGGGGGCTGAATTCGTAACCCTTGGCGGTCAGCGCAGGCGCCAACACCGCATAGGTGTCGGGCGGAAAGCCCCTCGTTCGCCAGTTGAGCACCACCCGGTAGTCGAGCCCGAACAGCTTACCAACGGCGATGTTGCCGCCTAGAACATCAATCGCTTCGCCGGCGAAGTTAATTCGCATGCTTACTCCCTATCACGACCTGTTGCGGGTTTCAAGTTGTGGTAATATAGCGCCCTCGTAAGGTTCCCGCAAGCAAGGCCCGGTGCGGCGGTGACGCACGCCGCACCGGTAAACACAACGTGGAGGATGTGATGGCCTACACAGGAAGGTCGCCGCAGTCGGCACTCAAACAGAAGTTTTATGCCAGTGTAGCCGGAGCCCGAACGCGGAAGGTTCCATTTCGGTTGACGTATGAACAATGGTTATGGCTGTGGGAACGGGCTTTGGGGCCGGATTGGGTTCGGATGAAAGGCAGCCATCGTGGTCAATATTGTATGGCCCGCTTTGGCGATCGCGGTCCCTACGAGATCGGTAACGTCGTGATTAAACTCGCCACCGAGAATGTCGGCGAAGCCAAATCCAAGCGATACAATTTTTCCGAACTTAACGGCGTGCTCTCCCTCCCTACTTGACAGGTCACAGCTTGTGACCTAGAAAGGGACATTGAAACGGGAGAAGACAGATGACCCCCAAACAACACTTCCGCGCCCTGCAACTCCGGCTCGAAATCGCCGAGTTCGGAATGGGGATGCCACTGGACCGCGAGCGCGTGAAGGAACTGCGCGAGCAGGTGGAGCAGGCCCGCAAGGACGCCGAGTTGGACACCATGACATCGGATGGGGTGGAGTGATGGCCAAGAAACGCCGCGGCCGACCGCCCAAGCAGCCGACCACCAAGCAGATAGCACGCGCCGGCGAGAGTATCATCAAGCAGCGCGCCCTGCTCCGGCCCATGATCCGCGAAGCATGCCGCACCGGGATGGTCGAGGCGATCGAGCATTGCTCTAACTTCTGGAGCGTTGCTGACGGTTACAAGAAATACATCGACCACCAAGTTAAATCGCAGACCGAAGCCCTGATGGCCGCCGTCAAGACCGCGCTGCGCGAGGAATTAGCAACCGTTCGCCGCAAGAGGAAATCATCGTGAAAACATCCGAGCAAATTGACGAGCTCGCCGCCGCCTTGGCCGCCGCTCAGGGCATGATGGAGAACGCCGTCATGAACCGCGTGAACCCGCACTTCAAATCGAAATATGCCGATCTTGCTGCCGTCCTCAGTGCCGCGCGCAAGCCGCTGTCCGCCAACGGGCTCGCCATCGTTCAGACTATTGGCGACGGTGTCTTGCATACCCGGCTGCTGCATACGTCTGGCCAGTGGATTGCCAGCGAACACCCCCTGCCGATGGCCGGGCGGCCGCAAGAGATCGGCTCGGCACTAACCTACGCGCGCCGCTATTCGCTCTCCGCTCTGATTGGCATTGCCGCCGATGAAGACGACGACGCAACCGGGGCAGAAAAGGCACACAAAGCCGCCAACAATGGCAAGCCGGCCGGCAAACTCAGCGACGCCCAAGCCTTCGAATTGAGCGAAGCCCTGGACGACGTTGGCCGCACCGATCAATGGTTTTGTGATTTTGCCCACATCACAGAATTGACCGACCTCGCCCCCGAACGCTTCGCCACCGCGCTTGCCTACGTCAAGAAACTTCCGAAGGTGGAGGCACAGTCGTGAAGCCACAGGATGGCACGCTGTTGTCCGACGACACCCTGCTGTCAGATGTGGTGCTGACCGGCCGTGCCGAGCATGTGGCCAGCCGCGCCAACATCAAAACGATCGGAGAGTTGAGGAAGGCTTCCGACAGTGATCTGAGGAGCCTACCGGAATGCGGGAAAACAACGCTGCTGGAATTCCGACTACTGACCGGACAATATACCCCGGATAGGCCGACAAAATCCGATCAACGACTCAAAGCCGAATGGATCAGAGAGATCGCCGGCGGGCATTGCACTTGCTCGTTCGAGGATTGGCGCAAGGATAAGAACAATGCAGCAGGGTAGCCAAGAATGGAAACAAGCCCGCTGCGGGCGGGTGACGGCTTCGCGTGTGCATGACATCGTGGCCGTCACCCGCAGTGGTGGTTACACCACGGGCCGGAAAAATTACTTGGCCGAGCTTGTCTGTGAACGGCTGACCGGCGTGCCGGCGCCGTCCTACCAATCCCCCGCCATGATCTATGGCACCGAAACCGAGCCCGAGGCCCGGTTTGCCTATGCGCTCAAGGCCGGCGTTGAAATCGAGGAAGTAGGGTTTATCGATCACCCGACAATTGCCATGGCGGGCGCCTCGCCTGATGGGCTGATCGGCAAGGAGGGGCTCGCGGAGTTTAAGTGTCCCAACAGCGCCACCCACATCGACACGCTGCTCGGCGGCAAGATCGGGCCGGAATACATC